ATTTGCCTTGTAATAATAAGCGTCAAGATATTTGATACTCGGATAATTAGTACTGCTGTCTGTGATGTCCGTTTTGGAACTCACTTTGTTTGAATCATCCTCTTTCCCTTTAAGAGCATTGGCTACATCTGTTGCATTTGCCTTGCCTGTAAGAGATGTTTCTGCCGTCTGCATTCGTGCCGACAGCTGACTGACCGTGCTTTTTTCGGCTTTGTTTGTTACAGCGGAATCAATCCCGTTAAGCCTTGCGTTGAGGTTATCATAATCACCTCGTGCCGTGGCAACCTCTCTACAGATTTCAGCGGCTGTGCCAACGCTGTCTTTACTGATCATGCTCTTATCAAGAAGACTTGGAGTCACTTTAACTTTTAAAGCAAGCGGTGTATTCAACACCTGAGTTTCGCCGTTTGCGATTTTGATTTCAATCGCTAAAAAGCCTGACATAGACTTGAAATTTTCGAGCGGAACGGTAATAACATCCGCTGCGCTGTTTATCGTGCAAGCAACTGAATCCGAAATTAAATATCCGTCAATCGCAAAAGTCGCTGTCGCTGTGCAACCTGTAAATGTAAGCTTATTTCCGCTTGCCGTTAATGTTACATCAAGATAGCGAGCCGCTTTATCATTTACATTTGCAATCGCAACAACATTTGGCGCATTTCGATTATTGACATCAACCGTAATTGATTTGTGCTCTAAACTAATCGCCATTATTTTTTAAACCTCCTTTGAATTTTTAATAAATCAGACATCGACATTTCTAAATCGCCGATTGTGATTTCTTTATATTTGTGTGATACGCTGTCGTAGACAGTTTTTGAAATTCTTCGGCTGAAATTCGTGCCGTCCGGCATCACTATCGTCACTTCGTCGTAGAGTTTGATTGCATTCATTTTTGTAAGCTCGTTTTCGAGGGTAACTTTTATGCTCAGCGATTCCGCTGTTTGTTCAGTCGAATAATTGTAGTCAGCAACCGCATTTCGCAAGGCATCTCTGACTTCTTCGTAGTTTTCGCCTGTGCTCTTATTTAAAGTGAATTTTTTGATTTTGCTTGAACAATCATACAAATATGTGTTTTTTATGCTCCTTTTTAAACCTGTTTCATACGGTTCAAAGCTTGACACGACCACTTCATCTTTATCCGTAGTGCTACACCTCGCATACGGCATGACATGGGTGTAGTAGCTTCCAATTTCGGCGGTCTGCTTGTAGTCTGACACATTCGCTCCGAAAGCTATGCGATAACCGCTTTTCGTTCCTGTTACACTGCTTTTATCAAAACAGACATCAAAATTATTGAAATATAGAAAACCGTCAAACTGGCGAATTAGTCCTTCGTCGTCATTTTTAAAAATTTCTTCAAATTTTTCGCCCTGTGAATATCCTAAAGAAATTCTTTTTTTATCGGTAATTGACGAAGTAAAATTAAACCACTTGTATGGAGCTTCAGTGAACCACATATGTAAGGGCTTATCGCTCTGGCTATAATCTCGCATAAAGTGGTCGATAAGCTCTTTCGGTGTGCCGTACATTGATCCGTCTGTCGCACGAGGAATTGTTCCGTTTTGAAAAAACATTCTTGACACATGTTCGCCCGAAATGGTCAAATCACCGTTTTTGTCAACTTCAATCTTGGTCACATAAAAAAGCTGTGGTTCAGACACATTGTTCACTTTCGCTTTTATGTAAGAAGTTATTTTTATTTTTGAAGCAAGCTTATCTGTGCTTTTAATCTTTGCACTAAAGCTATAAGTGCCGTTTTCTTCCATTGTGGTCAAAAACTCGGTGCATTCATTCAAGAATCCAAAGCCGTTTGATTCCAACAAGGCGGTTGGATTCTTATAATAATCCGCTGTTTCGTATAAAATCGGTTGCATTTCTCATAGCCTCCTCCAGTTCGGTTTTATTTCAACATCAGTAAAAGCGTTTGCGTTCTTTCCTGAAATTTTAATCTTGTTCCACCCCGGTTTAAGTTTCGGAAATTCTGTGCAGATGATGCAGTTATTTGCTAATGTTTTACCGTCATCAAAAGAGGCGGTCTGTTCTTCTGAATTGAGTTCTATGTAATCCTTATCCGAGGATGTCTTTACCGTCAGAGTTTGACCGTCATTAACGGTCAGTATCAGCGGCGTTATTTTTGCCCCTGAATTAATGATTTTAATAAAAGGTTCAGCGGCATAGCTTTCAGGGTTGAAAAGCTCAATTTCAGCAGCTTGAGTTGAAGTTGATTTTACTTTTATTGTTTCCTGTCCCAAATCGCTATACCAAAAAGGATGACGGCTGAAATTTATTGTTGTTGACAAGCAAAGTGGGGCAACCTCTTCAATTGTTTCGACACCTGTACAAATGGCCTTTGTAAAATAGCCGGGGTTGTATGTGTCCCTAAAGATTTTATATTTGCCGTCCCAAACGGTAAGCCATTCTGCAAACGCTCTTACAAGCTCTGAGCTGTTTTCATTGGGGATAATGTACGGATAGCTGTTGACCTCAAACTGCATTTCAACATTGTCAAAAACACCGTTATCGGTAATCACTGCGCCGTTTTTGCCGTAGACAGAGGTAAAATCAAAATTACGCTTTGCAATTTGATATTTGGGAGGTGTAGCTATAAAAAAGCCTATTGTCCGTAAATCAGTGCCGTTGTATGTAAAACTATGTCTCATCTTTAACCTCCCCAGCGAGACGCTTCGCCGTCAAGCGTCTGCACAATTGCGGTCGATACACGGCGGTTAAAATCGTCAACGTCCATGTCATTATTGATGTTTACATCGCCTATGTATTTAATCTCAATCGTAGGCGAGTTAGTCACAATTTTTGACATCTGGCTGTTTGCCGCTGCGTAATCTTGGCTTTGTGTGCGGATGCCTGCAAATTTACTGTTAATCGCACCGACAGGGTCGCCCTCAACAGCTGACAAGGCTTTGGCCGCTAAGTTCCTTGCTGCTTTTTGAGCTTCGACGATTTCATCTTCAATTCCGAGACAGTAGCCTTTACCAAAATAAACACCAAATTTTCTCGGCTTTTTTGCCGGAGAGTGCGAATCCTGCTCTTTTTGCACTGATGCTAAGGCTGCAGCGGCAATTGATGCCGCTGAATTACCTACACCAGCTATAACCGATTCAATGCCGGATGAAAATCCTGTTGAAAAAAATGCGCCGAGCATCGAGCTTGCCGATATTACATAAGCTACAAGGTTTTGTGATGCAGTTACATCTACCGCTTTTTTTGTACTGCCTTCGATTTTTTCTTTTGACTCTTTGCTGCCAATTGTTTCAGCGGTTTTATTAACGCCCTTTTTCGCAGCTTTTTCGCCGTTGCCCTCAAGTTTGTTGAGCTCACCGGTAGCCTTATCTACGAGGTCGTGAGCATTATCAACCATTTTTTGAGTTACACCCGGTTGATGCTCATCCATTGCAGTTTTTAACAACTCATAGTTTGCGGTAAAGTTCGCAAGCTGATTTTCGAGGCTCTCTCTTGAACCTGTTTCAGCATCAATGAAACCGTTTTTGATTTTCTGCTGTTGCGCATTGATTTCGTCAGCTTTACCCGTAGCGATTGCGGCAACCGTGCCGTACATATCGTTGTATTTAGCAAGCTCGATTTCTGCCCTTTCCTGCAATTCTTCGGCTTCTTCAACTTGGTCTTTTGTGACACCTTCAACACCGTCTTTGTATGCTGTCCTTAAATTCTCGGCATTTGTCTTAAAATCGTTGACCTGCTGTTCGAGAGTGTCTTTGTTGCCTGTTGTGTATGTAATAATATTATTCATCAAATCAGACATTGCAGCATCAATTTCTTTGGTGTTACCCTTTGCGTTCGCCGCTGTTAGATTTTCAACATTTTGGATTGTGGTGTTGTAATTTACAATCTTTCGCTGATACTCGTTATATTTGCTTTCAAGTTCTTTAAGAGTTTTTTCTTTCTCTTTGAGGTTATCTTTAGCTTTTTGACTTTCAGCACCGTATGCCGCGCCAAATGATGATAAAGCACGCTCGTTTTTAGCTGTATTCTGCTTATTCTGTGCGTCTTTAAGGTATTTTTGATAATCGGTTTGCGAGATTTTTCCGTTTTCAAATGCCCACCCCGCAATTTTGATTATTTTTTTGTTTCTGTCAAGCCCTTCTGTATTATATTTTTGTACGGTTTCCGCTGCACTGTCGCGCTCTTCTTGTGCTTTTTTCTTTTCAGCATAAACATTTATAGATTCTGATTTCGCACTTTTTATGCCCGACACAGCCTCACTATAACTGTCTTCATACGCAGACAGTAAAGCAAGCGACTTTTTGGATTTAAGTGCATCGTCAATTGAACCTTTTAAATCTTTATAAGACTGTATAACATTGCCATTCCAAGTAATTTCATCGCCTGTAACTCGGCTCAATTCATTGGTAATAAATTTTGCTCTGTCTTCATAGCCTTTTTTGACTTCGCCGTTTTTGTCAACAATACCTTGCAATTCGACCCATAAATCGTCGTAATATTGAAATTCGCTTTCAACCTCCGATGCCGCATCTTTCTTGCTCTGCACATATTCATCATTTGCGTCTTTCAATTCTTTGATTTCTTCTTTTGCTTTTTCCTGAGCTTCGTTAAGTTCTTCTTGGGATTGTTTTGCACTGTCGTTAGCCTCTGAAAATGCCCAAATTTCGCCTATAGCACCAACAACTAAACCTGCAACTAATCCCCACAAATTTGCTTTTTGAGCAGTGTTAAGTCCCTCTTGTGAGATTTTAGCGGCATCTGTTGCCGCTTTCAAAGACTTGTAAGCTCCCCACAGATTTTTGATTTCTGTAACTATTTTAGTGGCCTTTTTACCCGACCAAATAGCAGTAGTTAAAACACCAATCTGTTTTAGCGTCGGAATAATATCATCTGTATGCTTGCTCGCAAATTTACAAAGTTTTTTTACTTCGGGGAATAATGATTTGCCGATGGGATTAATGACATCGGTCTGCACTGTTCTGCCGAGGCTCGCCCAATCGGCTTCGACATCGTCGTATTTGATGTCTTTAATCTTTTTCATGGTATTTTTGGTCTTGTCGGCAGAGCCATTAACTTTCATTAAGGCTTTGACGCCGTCGATTCCCAAATCTTCCCACATCGTACCGAAGAGGTCAACGCCTGCCTGATTCTGCTTGACCTTATCGTCCATCTCGAAAAGAGCCTTTAAGACTTCTGATGTTGCTGATTTTGCGCTGTCTCCGCCTTTTGCAAATCTTGCCTGCAAATCCTCAATACTACCTTTTGTGCCTTTGCCTGCTGATTCGAGATTTGCAAGATTTTCTTTAGCGGTTTTTAACGCCTCGGAGTATTCGGCAATTTTGTCAGCGTTTTTTTGCTTTGTCAATTCGCTTGTTGAACTGTTAAAACCTTTTTGCTCCTCTTTTGCATAGTAAAGATTTTTTTCGAGCTTTGCGACTTCATCTTTGGCTTTTTGAATGTCCTCAGCTGAGGCTTTTGCGCCGTAGCCAAGAAGAGTAAATCCCTCCTGCGTACTCGAGTTTGTATCTTTAGAACGGATTCCAAACTCTTTCATGGCATCGCCAAGCTTGTCGATACTGAAAGTACCTGCTTTAGAGCCATTTTCAAGCGAATTAAAAAATTCATTTGCATCATAGCCGAGCTGCTTGTAATGTACGGAGTATTCATTGATTGTATCAAGCAAATCGCCGTTTTTGTTAAGGCCTTTTTGACTGCCCTGAGCAATAAGGTTAAACGCTTCATCGCCCGTTACGCCAAACTGCTCCATAAGCATGTTGACCGCTCTCAATGTTTCGACAAAATCATAATCGTATGTATCTCTCAATGTAAAGAGATTTTCGGTCATATCTTTAAGCTTACTTGGATTGGTTTCGTTCGTTGTCTGCTTAATTAAAGCAAGGACATTTGCAACTTCTTCCTGAGATTCGCCGAAATTTCCTGTGTAAACATCTTCAAGGGCATCTTTGTACTTTGTCATCTCCTCGGGGGTCAAGCCTGCTTGCGCCTGCAAAGAGTTTAGCGCCTTTTGTTCGCCGTTTGCGCTTACAATTGCGCCTGTAACAGCTCCGCCAATTGCCGTTGCTGTAGCAGTAGCTTCTTTAAGTGCATCACCAACGGCAGATTTGAGATTGTCGGCAGAGGATTTAACATCATCCATTTCTTTTTTGATTTTTGACAAATCGGTGTTGTTGGACTTCGTTTCAAGCCCCTTAAAACTATCGCCTGCTTTATCAACGCTTGTTTCAGTTTTTGACATTTCAGTCCGTGCTGATTCAAGGTTTATCTCGTTTGCTTTTTCCTCGGTTTCCGCAAGCTGTTTTGTGAAAGTTTCAAGTTTGCTTTTCGCTTTTTCAACTTCACGCTGATAAGCTCTGTACTGTTCCGTCGAAATTTCGCCATTTTTTGCCTGTTCTTCAACCTGATCCTGTACATCAAGCAATTGACTAAGAGCAGACTCACTTTTAGCAATCTGCTCTTGTAATACCTCTTGCTTTTGCGCAAGTAAAACTATGTTATCGGGGTCAAACTTTAATTGTCTGTTAATAGCCGACAATTCGCTCTGTAGGCTCGAGGATGAGGACTGCACAGCTTTTAAAGATTTCTGCAAGTCTATCGTATCGCCTGCAATCTTAACGGTGATGCCTTTAATCGTAGATGCCATATCTGTCCTCCAATTTCCTATATCGGTTCATAAACTCACTGTACTGCTTTGTTGAGATTTCCTTGTTTTCAAATCTTTCTGTAACGAAAGGCAATACAGATTTCATTTTCCGATATTTTTCTTCATCTTCGTGGATATTCTTATTGTTTCGTAATGCAAAATAGGCTTCTACATAATCAAGCACAAAACCTATTGTAAATCTTTGTAAATCAGCGACAGTCAGACCACTCCTGACGGCATAAGATAAGACCTCTTTCGCCGTCAGGAAAGTTTTAAATCCGTTTAGGTCGCTGTCGCTGTCACTTTTGGGCTGTCGCTTTTAAGGCTGTCAACGATGAGCTCGATAATTGTGTCAGTCGCCGAAATAGCGTCCTTAATGCTGATTTCTTTCGCCCAAGTCTTAAAGTTGGAAATTGTATCGTCCGCCGTCTTTGCCGCTGCCCACAAAAGCTTTACGGCAGAACCGAACTTTACATCGTTAAGATTTTTAACCAGAACACGGTCGGCATCACGCAGAAAACTGTGGCCTTTGAATGTGTCCTCGTAGATGAGCATTGTATATGCCGTAACCTCAACCTCAACATCTGTGCCGTTAATAACAACTGTATCTTTCATTAGCTCTTAGCCGCCTTTGTAGTGTCTGATGAGGCCTGATCTGTAGGAACTGCCGATTTTGCAGCCTTTACAGCCTTTACAGTAGGAGTTACAACATTTTCCGGCAGAGTGTCGGCATAAGATGTATAGCGTACAAAATCATTGTCAGGGCGTGGTTTTGACGTGATTGTAAATGTTGGGAACTGTGGATCGAAGTTGCCTTCCGATGTTTTGTCATTTCTGGTCGCTCTTGCAGCTACGCAGTCGAAATAAGTGTCAATCTCGTAAAGCTTGTCACCTTTGTATGTTTCCTTGGCAACAAGAAGAGCGAATCTCGGCATCACTTTGATACCGCCCTTCTCAATAATGCCGCCCTCTGTAGCTTCATCATTGCCAAACCAATCTTTTTCGATGTCGTCGACTGCTGAAATAAGCTCAAGACTGATTGTATAACCGCCGTTTGCACTCGCTACAATAATAGGCAAGCCGTCAGAGTAGATTGTGTTCGAGTCGCCGATAGGCTCAGCACCGATACTTCTACCGCCTGCCTCATCAGATTTAAACCAAATCGGTGTTCCGTATGTAATTTCGCCTGTGCTGCCTTCTGTCAGCACAGCATAACCAACTTTTCTAATAGTTTTGTTCATTAATAAGCACTCCTTATGTTTTTAAATTCTTTTAATTCTGCTCAAATCACCGCCGCCCATAGCTTCCGATGATTTAATGAGCTTTTTTATTCCGGCTTCAAATTCGCCGTGAATTTTCTCTGTAGCCGGAGCAATATGCACCTTCGGTTGTACCGTTCCGCCTTTTTGGCCCCTCTTTTTACGAGTTTTTTCGAGGAGGTGTGTAAGCCGGTACTCAGGTTTAGCGGCATAAACCGTTTTTTCATAAAACCTAAATGTTTCGTTTGTGATTTTAACTCTAAACGATTTGCGATATTTTTTTCTTCTGCCTACAGGTGCATTCTTTTTGATTTCGTTTTTAAGTTCTTCGGCTTTTTCATCAACCAACAATCTAACGCCCATTTGCACATCAGCCGAATAGGTTGACAGCTCTTTCGATAGGGTATCGCCAAGGCGGTCGATACCGACTTTTTTGTAATCACTCATCAAAAGTCACGCCCAAATTGTAATAAGTTACACAAAGTTTATTGATCGTGTCCCATGCTCGATTCGGTTTTTTCCAGCCTAAGCCGTTTTCAGACATCCATTTTTCAAACTTTGTTTCACTTGCATGGTCATCTTTCGCTGTGTAGAGTTCTATGATGATTTTTGCAGTTTTCCAAAGCAATTTTCCGTCTGCGTAAATGCCTGTTTCCTCGTCTTTAAAGTAAACAAGATAGGGAGCAGGGGTTGATTTGTTGTAATCTGCCTCAACGCATTTAATGCCACAAGACTTAATAAGTTCGACAAATTCGTCGTAATTTTTAAAATACATCTTCTGCACCGCCCTCATATAGTCCCCTTTGTGACAGGCTCACAATCGAACAAGAAGGATTTTTACTTTTGTCATGCTGTATCTGTTCGATTTTAAACCTTGTGCCGTCAATGATGACCGCCATATCCGTTCTCAAAGTTTCATCTTTGTGGATATGGATAACTTTCGACAGTTCAATATCGTTCTGCTTCGCACCATAAAACCGAGTAACTCCGATTTTTTCATTGCCAAAACGATACTTTTTCAGGCTGTCGGTGATGATGTCGTTGTTTTCGTCGGTTTCGTAGATTTTTGCAAGTCCGTCGTTGAATGTCAAAAAATCAATGTTATTCTTCGGTATCATACATTCGCACCTCGTATTCCTGCCTTAATTTCAAAATTTCGCTTTCAAAATTATGGTCGAACATTTCAACAGCATTTGAGTAAGCGTATCTACAATAGTCAAACAACAAACTTCTTGCCCTTGTTGCTCGCTCAAAATCCTCATCAGTAAGCAAAGGGTTATAATCACGGAGGTGCTGTTTTCCATTGGCTATAATTAACTCAATTTTTGACTTTGTGCTTTCATCTGTTTCGATGTGCTCACGGTCAAAATCGAGCATATTAACTACATCGTTTATAATTTCCATTGTTCAACACCTCCGTGATAAATTAAACTGTTGCTGCCTGATTGAGAGTTACCTTAATTTCAGCAGGATTGAGCGCCGAAATATCAAGCTTAATAAAATCGTTCGTATGAAGCGAAAAGCCTGTTGCGTAAGCCTTAATAAGATAAACTCTGTTATCCTCGATAAACTGATACTGGTCTGAGTAATCAAGCTTACCTTCCTTGCCTGTTGAGAGACAAGCTTTATATCTTGAAAGCTGACCGATAACAGCAGTACCTTCTGTAACCATTTCAGACGGATAAACATTCGTCGGGAAGGGGAAGAGGTTGTTTTTATATGAGCCGTCTGTTGCAAGTACAGTTGTCGCAGGAATAATTTTCGTGAGATAGTCAACAGGATTAACGATGAGGTCAACCGATGTGATGTTGTTTGTCTTACCGCCCTTGCCTTTTGCAAGCTTTGCGACAACATCCATATATGACTTCACATCAAGGCTTGTGAGCTTTGTTGCTGTCTTTTCGGTGTAAGCGTTTGCCTTTACTGCTCCTTCCGGATCTTTGAGCATACCGATAGGTTTGCCGTTACCGTCGCCGTTGATGAAGCCGTCCTCAAAAGCATAAGCGAGTGCATCAGCAAGGATTCTGCGAACATATGCGTCGATGTATGTAGCACCGAGGTCAAGCATATCCTTCGGAACAGGTACAAAGGCGCTTACCTTTGATGTTGAAAAGTCCTTTTCCTGAATTGTGCCTGCAAGCTCCTGCGTGATTTTGGAGTTCAGTGCGCCCCAAGCGGCAAGCTGTTTTGTGTCTGTCGCAAAGATTGCCTTAACAGAGCCGTATGTGTTTTCAATGCCAATTGCATCAAGAAGTGGATGATTGTTTGTAATGTCCTCAAGCACTGTATCAAGAATTGTCTGAGGAATTGTAACATCAAGACCTGTGAGAGCCTGCTTAACATCAGCAGATTTTGCCGCTGTGACAAAATTGTTATAGAACTTCTGCTCTGCCGATGTAAGCTGTCTGAACCCTCTCTTTGCAAGGATTGTGTTGTCGGCTGTTTCACCGATTTCCTGTGCAACGGAAATAATGGACTGCTGAATGCTCTCCGCATACTCGTTGAGAGCGTTTGTCATCTTTGTTTCGTCTTTTGATTCAAAAGCGTCTTTAAAATTCTGTGCAAACTGTGCTTTTGCGTTTGCAAGTAAATCAAGATTTTTCATTTTTTCATCTTCCTTTACAAATAATTTTTGGTTTTAAAAAGTTCTTCAAAAAATTCAAAGCTGTCCTTTTCTTTCGGTTCAGCCTGTGGTTTGGGCGGTGTCTGCTGTTTAGGCTTTGTTCCGAGCATTTTTAAAAGCTCTGCCGCTGCCTGTTTTGCTTTTGGATTTTTCTTCTGCTGTGCATCGTTAACGATTTCTTTTGATTCCGTTAAATCGACGGGATCAACGATTTCATCACACAAACCTAGGTCAAAAGCCTCTTGTGCGGTCAGAAATGTTTCAGCATCGAGCAACGGTTCAAGCTTTTCTCTTGTAAGCTTTTCGCCTGCGTGAACAAGATAAGAGTTTGTGCTTGCCGTGCTGATTTTTTCAAGCTGTTCAGCGTAATCTCTATGTTCTTTCGCATTTCCGTAACAGCCTCCGACCGCATGGTGAATCATCATTGTTGTGTTTGATGGCATTACAATTTTGGTTGCCGCCATTGCGACAACGGAAGCAATCGAACACACCATACCGTCAATGTAAGCTGTGACAGGTACGCTCTGTCGCTTGAGCAGATTGTAAATCGACACGCCCTCGCCAACATAACCGCCGATAGAGTTGATGTAGATTTCAATTTCAATGATATTCTTGTTCGATTCAATCAGAGAACGAATGTACTCGGCACTGTTTTTGCTGACCTTTTTACCTTCCCAAATATCAAAGGTGGCTGGCTCAATTTCGCCATAAAGATAAATCTGCAAAACATTCTGATTTTCCGCTATCTGTTTGATGTTGTAGTTTCTGTCTTTCATTTATTCACCACCTTTCAGAGCGTTTGCTATTGTTTGGTAATTTTTAGTAATGTAATATGTATGCGCCCAAGCCTCCGAGCAAGGGAGCATATTGCAATATTTTTGAGCCTGTGCAGGTGTCAGCACACCGCTGGCAATTGACTTGTCGAGGTTGTTCGCCTGACTTACGGCATCAATGTGTCTGACTGTTGTTGTGTCAATCAGTAAATAATTGCCTTTGCTAAATTCGGTAGCGCCGAATCTCTTTTTTGTAATCTCTTGCTCAAACATATTTGCAATCGGATCAATTGCATTACCAATAGCGCAATCCATTGCATCAGACAATTGCGATGCTTCGCCGCTTAAAATTGCCGGAGGTATATGCAAAGCGTTGCCGACAATCGTGTATGCCTCAGCTTTCAACTTTTGAATGTCGTTAATCTCGCTGTTCGTAGTCTTTCCGGCATCGGTTGAGGGTTCTGAATATTTCATACCCTTAAAAATCGGCATAACAGCGTTTTTGTTTGAGTAAAATGATTTAAACTGCTTTGTCAAAACTTTGTTATAAGTTTCAGCGAAGTTTTCGTCACCAAAGCTATAATTTTCAAGTTCCAAAATGCCTTTATGTCCGACAGCCTTGTTGTACCTTTCCTGAGCCGATAACATTAACTGCTCATAAGTGTTGCACATGTCGGCTAACAATCCCCTCAGAGCGAAATTATTATATTGAAGATAAATTACTTCACTTTCAAAAAAAGTTCGCTGATATGTAAAATTTCGGCAAGTAATACCGCTGAAAGAATCATCAATCAATGCGTGTTCTGTTCTTGAAAAACTGTCTGCAATTAATAGCTGGTTGTCGGCAGTTTCGATAATTAACAATTCATTGTCAAAAATCAACTTTGCAACAGCCTGCGTAAAAAATTCGATTTTTGTTTGATGTTTATTCGGCGAATAGTTCCAGAGATAATATTCAGCTTTGCGACTTTCTCGGTTATTGTTTACTGTCACAAATTCGCACTTTGCCAAACTTCGAGCAATAAAATCAATTGCGGTAAATAAGGCGAGTTCCGTCAGGTGGAATCTCTGTTCATCGACTGTCGAGCCGTCCTCATTAAATTCCGCTGCAACGGCATCTTTTCTAAAAAGATTTTTCACCCAGTTTATTACTTTCATTTTTGTTTTCACCTGCCTTTAAAATAAAATTGCGTTAAAACAATTTTTAAGTTCATCAACCGTCATCGGCTGATTTTGTTTCAGCAAATCAAGCTGTGTATATGCGGCAACAAACGCCATAAATCCGTCTGTTTTTCTTGATTTCGGCTCAATCTTGCCATAGATAATATTGCCGTTTTTATCTTCGACAGCCGATGTGTTGTTTGTGTACCAACGCATTAACGCCGAATTGCCCCAAACAATACGATGATTAGCGAAATCCGAAGCAATTAGAGGAGCGACAAGTATTTTATCCGACGGCCTTACAAGTTTTAGATTATTTCGTCCTTTGCGGTCGCATTCAAAACCCAACTGCATTAACGGCTCCTTGAGCAAAGTATAGCGGTAACTGTCCAATGCTCCACCGACAATGTTGTAATGCTTTGTCTGCTCTCTCAACCAGTCAGCTACAATTTCGGGAGGTATTTCCGCTCCGTCAACCCTTTGTAAATCAGGCTGTTGAGCATAAGGAAATTTAATTCTGCCCAAATCCGCAGATTGTGAACAATACCACGAAAATGGTTTCCATGCGATTGAGCCGTCAATCAAAAACATTAAACCGATCCCCAAAAAGTCAGTAGTTTTGGTGTAGTCAATGCCAAATATGCACGGCTTGCCCTCAAGGTTGGGAAGAGGTCTGTTTGTAGCTTTGATATTGTCCCAAGAAGTAACAGGATGGGCTTCTGTGCCTTTTGGAATATTCATACGTTTAGTCATAAACGCTGAATTATTAATTTTATCTTTTTTCCATTCTTCAAATTCTTTCTTTATTTCTCTTTGTAACTCCGGAAAATATTGCAGAGATGGATTAGCTTTATACCAGTTTTCGGGATCATAAACCTCTTTTTCATCGTCTAAGCGGCAAATGAAATAAAGTGTCCCGTTATCTGAGGTATCACCATTTAAGACTTCAAGACCCTCCGAAAGCTCGTTGTCGAGCGGCCCGTCACGAACATCTCCCATTGTGGTTATTGTCGTCCTGCGAGGTAAAGGCTTTTTGCCTAAACCTGTAGTAAAAACGTTAATGAGGTCATAATTTTCGTAAGCGTGTTTTTCATCAAAATCTACTTTGCCTGGTCTGCCGCCGTCTTTTGTTTTGCTGTTTGATGTTCTGTATCTAATCGTCGAGTTTGTTTTTATATTAGTGATTTTGGTTTTATTCCACTTAAAATGCCGCTGCATTTTTGACGCATTATTTTCCAAGATTTCATAAATATCATTAAAACTCGTTTGTGCTTGTTCTTCGGACGTTGCGCAAATATCAATATCGTAGTTTCGCACACCGTTGACCGGAGTTACCAAAGCAAAATCTTCAAAAGCAAGATAACCGTTTTTTCCCGTTCCTCTTCCGACTACACAAACCAAATCAGGGAATCTTAAAACACCGGGAGCAGAGTAGGTGCAATTGTGCAAAGCAAAGCAAAATTTTTCCCATTCAAAAAGTTTATAAGGAAAATATTTCTGCAAAGCTAAATATTTTTCAAGCTGTTCTTCATCGACGTAAATTTCTTCGTTTTCAAAGACATTTTCAACAAATTTTATCAGCTGAATTTGTTCACGGCAGACACGATATTTACCGCTTTTAACAAGGTCGATGTAATCGTCTATGATTTTACAGTTCGTCATCCGAATCACTTTCGACTTTGTCAATTGACAGCCCCATTTGTGAGAGGATCGCTAAACGCTGTTTGTTGTACATTACGGCATTTTTTACAGAGGGGTTGTCCTTCATATACTCTTTGCCTGTGGCGCTGATAGCTTTGTATGTCAAGCCATTTTGGCGGATGTCCGCCTGCATTTTACGCTCAAGTTTAGTGCAGAAGATGTAACTGTCAATTAAATCTCTATAGACTTCAATGTTTGCCCCTTTCAAAGTCAGTTGCTCAATTAAGCTATCCTTGATTTCAGCAATTTTAATCTGCGCCATTTTGTTCTCTCCTCTCTGAAAATTTCTCGTGTGCGTGCGCGAAGGTGAACTGTCGTGCCTTTATACCGTTATCCATCAGCCTGAAATTTTTTCGATTTTTGACCCGGGGGATGCTTTTTTGACTTACCACCGTTCAGCAAATTCATCTTTTAATTTTTTTGGTTCATATTTGTGATGCTCCTTGTAATGGCAATCCTTACAAAGACATTCAAGGTTGTTGATATCAAGAGCAAGGTCAGGTCTTGCCTTGAGGTATAGCTTGTGATGCACGGCTTCACAAGGGCTATACTTGCCTACCTTGCGACAGCGTTCGCATTCGTAATGTTCTTTCGCTTTTTTGGCGTCTCTGACTTTGTGCCAATCCGCTGTTAAATAAAATCTATATGCCTTGCCCTCACGGATTTGGCGGACGATCCAGTCCGTAGTTACTTTTCGTTTTATCATTACAATTTAATTTTACAACAGGTTTAATCGCTTCTACTGACATCTTTCTTTGTGCAATATGTACAAATGTTAAGTCCACGAAGTTTTGCGCAAAGCAATCGTGCCTCTTTGAGCCAGCGGAACACCGTGCGTTCGTCGGTATAGTTGCTAACTGCAAACTTAGTCACCCTCAAATTTATCTCACCTTTATGCAATGCCGCTGTTGGCGCAACAAAATAAACAGCACTGACAGCTTGACGGATGTAGTCTTTGTCGCTACTTGTTAAAGCATCAAGCGTGTCTATCACAGCAAGCAGGTCAAGTTGTAATGCTCGGTGCATTGTCTTGTCAGCTACAACCTGTGCTTTGCTTGGAAATCCAAGAGAGGCATAAAGTCTAAACTGTGCAATTGTATAATCTCTTGTTGTATCTCTCATATCCTTGCACCTCCGATTTTCTTGTGTTTATGGCTATTGGCCAAGTAAGTAAAATGAAAAGACGCACCCGTGAAGTCATTTATCCACATTTCGTCTTTGTAAAAATAATATCCTTCGGGACAAGGCAAAGCCTCACCTCGTTCGAGTTTTCTGTATTCTCGTTTTTTTCCTTCAACAACTTTGACCTCAGGCTTATTGAGATTGCGAGATGTTTTCAAGCGCTTCTTACCATTGACATCTTTTCGTATGTATTTTGCAAGGTCAGCATAATTGCCGTTTTGGTAGAGCGGAGTAAAATTTATTCCGTTTTTCCATGGCCAACATTCCATTAATATTTCTCTGACACAATCCTCAATTACGATGTGCAAATGCCAGTTTCTACCGAGTTTGCCACATTCGCAGTACCCGATGTACTTAAATTTAATTTGTTTTTTATCTGTCCTGCGTTTGATACGCTTGAAAAAATTCGACACAACCCTCTCAAATTCATCTTCGGTAAATTCACCAAACGGAGCAGAGAACCTTGCGAACCAGTCGCCCTCAGAGAAGTTGCAAAGGATAAGCCTCTGTGTGTGTTGTTCTCCTCTGATACGGTTTGCTTTGGCTTGCTTTTCGTTTGTTCGAGATTGATTGATTTGTCGAGCAAGATTTTTTTTATTCCGTCTGCGAAATGATTTATAATATTTGACCTCGAGCAAAGGACCTGATTTAATTTCACACTTGTATGTAAACATAGTTAAACCTTTATTATATATGTAAATGCTAAAACGGTCACTTAATTAATTCCTTGAGCAGGCTATTAAAGGAGTATCTCAACTCCTTTTTTGTGACTATTTATTATTCTGTTATCGTATTAAAAAGTCAGATGATATAAATATGCAGTAACCCAATCTGACCACTTGAGTTACTGCTCTGTGCAACCTTGCCGCTGCAATTGTGTGTTTGATTTTTGGTGCATTCTTTTGTAACAGCTTAATCAAAAGCGGAAGTCGTCGCTTTGATTACTTTTTGAATATAGGATTAACTTGATTTGAATTTCCTTTAAGATTTTGCACACGGCAAGAATATTGCCTTACCTTAAATGCCGAAATATTCTTTGTAGCTTTTGGTGATTCCTCGACAATCGTCCGACTTAACCGGCACGTGACAAGCTACAGTTCTGATGTTGTCGGCATCCAACTCTTTGAAAATTTCCGATGCTCTCGTTTCTTCTGCCGATTTATAAAACTTAAAGAGCAAATCTACAAACGGTATGTTTCCAAACTCGTTCAAAAAGGCTGTATCATTTTCGGTCAACGTTTTTAAGCAATCTGCTTTATATGTATCTGATGCGTCCGATAAAATAAAAAGTTTGTTGTAAATATCCTGCTTCGTGAGCAAATCAATAATTTGTAAAGCTATCGACAACACTTCCGGATCATGTTCAGCAATCGCCTTTGACAGTTCCGTTAGTTTACATGAGGTTTCTCTTGTGCGTTTAATCCACTCAATATGTTCTTTTTCGGCGAAAAATGTGTTGGTTCTAAATCTGCGATATTCCTGTAAGAGTTTGTACTTTGCCTTAACACAAGCCTTAGCGGACAGCAATCCTATTTTCGCACAGCTGTATATTGCAGACATTGACAGAACAAGCCATCTGTTGAATATATCAAGATTATTGATTTCATTAACATCAAGAGCGCCGTCAATAAACGCAACAACAAGCTTGTCAAGCTCTGATAATGTTTCTGCCGGTGCTGTCGGTCTGTCCTGTGTTTCCGCTGTAACTGTTTTTTTGGATTCAGCCATTGTTGCTTGCCTCGCTTTCAAGCCATTTTTTAATAATTTCTTTGTTTTCAGGACAGTCTTCATTTTCAAGACAAGAAATATCGCAATTTTCGCAGTAATTGCAAACATCGTTATTTAATGCATCAAGCACAAAATGTGTCATCTGCTCTTTGCTCATTGATTTGATTTTTTCAAAGTTAGTCATTGTTCTTACCCTTCTATTACGTATTTAATATTTGACTTAATATACAAATCATAAATCGGCATGCCATTTCTTTCAGAAATATGTGCCTTGCCATCTTCAAATTCTTGCAAAAACTTCCTATTACTTTCTTCGTTGATAAACTCGTAAAGATTTTTATGTGTAATCCCTAACGGAGAGCCAAATATCCAGTCATCAGCTCCACAATGAAACATACCATTAGTCATGTTATTATGTTTAACACCGTTCCAAGGTAATTTTGAACACACGGAATAATAGTTGGTTTTAAATACTTTACTTGCCATAACAAAGTAATTTTTAGACACAGCCATAACTCGCATTGGTTTTTTCCAATTGTTAATCTTGATTAAATCGCCTATTTTTATTGTGTCTAAAACTTCTCTCGTAACATCTGTATAATGCTTATACTGTTTGTTCATTTTTCACTCTCCAAATCCATTTTAGTTCCACAGCGTGGGCAATACGGAAAATCTATATTAAGTTCGTCAAAGTGGCAGACGGAACATCTATTATATGTTCCCATTATGGTATCAGACTTTTCCCACTTTCCGTGTTTAATCTCTTGCACATCACACACGGTTGCTTCGTTGAGTTTACTACCGTCAACTTCGATAATATGCTTAACTGTTTCAGCATTTCGTTTTGAATTAAAGTATATCGTGTTTACACTACCGTCTGCGAACGGTATATCTAATGCATAATCACCGCATACCTCACGTGCATAATCACCGCATACCTCACGGATTTTTAATTTATTATCCATCATCATTTTTCACTCTCCTTACCTGTTTTATTTTGATTTTCAAAGTAAAATTCAATTGGATTGTCCGTCTTTTTAATCAATCCGTACTTTACAGCTAATCGAAAAATAAAGACCTTTTCGAGCCTCGAAAGCAACTTTCCTAATTCTTTTTTAAAATCTTCGACTGTCCTTGTCGATTTGTAAAAATTGCACATTCGACAAGCAGGATTGTAGTTTTCGATATCATTTTCGCCTTTATACCAATAAACACTAACAATATGATCGACTTGCATATCCTTTAGTTCAAGTTTACAACCACAATATGCACAATGGCCGTTGTATTTATCATAAACTTTAAGCCTTATGGACTTAGATATATTTTTTCTGGTTGCCAATCTATATCACCTCAATTCTATATTAATCGTACAAACCGAGCGGTTTAATTTTTCTTGCGGCGATTTGCGCTACAAACTCTCCGTAGCTGTAGTTTGTGCCGTGTTTTTTATTGTAGTCAGTACAATAAAGACACATTCGGTCCAATCGGTCAAGTTTCTTCTTTCTGCCTCGTTTCTTTTTTTCTTCACTCATTTATATCACCTAATTTCAAATACTTTAATATTTTTTTGCTCGCTTCTTCGCAACCATAACATACAGCGACCGCGTAGCCTTGTTCATTAAGGCTTTTAAGCCATTCGGTTTGTTTTTCGGTTGGCTTGTTTTTACCGTATTTTAATTCGATAAACAATCCGTGATAGCCTCCACGGCTGACAGGCAGAAACAAGTCAGGCACACCTGCTTTCACTCCCTGCCTTTTTAGGTTGGCCGCTTCAAGTTTATTTCGACTGCCACCGTTTGGAATGTGAAACATCAAATCAACTTCTGGATATTCTGTTCTGATGAAAGTTGTCCACTGAAATAACTTCCGCTGTTGGTCAGCCTCATACTGTTTCATCGGCATTCCCTTTCTTGTTCTTTAAAATGATTTCGCTTTCAAAATACAATGACCGCAACTGTTTTACAAAGTCATCGTCAACTATTTCGTATGCGCAAATAAAACCGTATGCAACCATTCCAAACTTAACAGCAAAGTAAGGTGTTCCTTTAATGTCTTTTCGTAATGTAAGCACCATTGTTTCATTTGGTGTGTCCGTGAAAGGGTTGAGATATGTGCGGTCAATAAACATCAAGCCTTCTTCCGTGCTTATCGGTAGCATTACTTTTCCGTCATATACAATGCTTATATCCCACATTTCGGCAACTGATTCGTTCTGAGTGCAATCTTCCACATTAATTAACGGTTTGCTTTGGCTGATCGTAAAGCTAATCTTATCTCTCTGTGCATCGTTAATGTCATAGAGTTTGCATATGTAATCCTCGTTGAGCCGTGGCAGACCAAAGATAGGATAAACTGCATATCCGTCTGACAACCATTGCTCGCCGACATCATTACAAAAGATTGAAATGTTTTTATTTTTCTTGCATATGTCAAATGCTTTTTTTATTTTCATTGTTTCACCTCTTCATTGCGTTGTATATTTCGGGTTCTAAATCAAATGTTCTTCCGATATATCTAACTTCGTCGAAATTAAAAAACTGATTATATCCATTTTTATTAACTTTGATAACATTGTTGTTTATTGCATAATCAGAAACATCATCAATATATATGCTTGAACCGTCTTTAAATTTTATTGTGATTGTGTTTACATACATCTTTTCGCCTAATGCGGAACATCTGCACATGCTCCGCTTTTACAATGTCAGAATTTATTTAAAGAGGAGTAAAATGAGGGTTATATAACGAGCTGTGCAGAGCTTGTTATCTATTGGCTTTTTTCGGGCATCTGCACCTGCCCGAATCGGTAATATTACTGAAAGAAAGGTATGTATATAATTTATCAAAAGAGGGAATCTATAATCTCGCTGTGCAGAGCGTGATTAACTTATTAAATTTGCCGCCACAAGAACATTTTGCGGACGTCAGCAAAATGTTCTTTTAATTAACTTCGCCTGTTGTAAAAATTGGGTGTGTGCCATCACGGAGTTGAATCTCCTCGTCACTCATCACATAGCCGAGTTTGCAAAGCAAGGAATAAAATCTGTTTAAGTCAGGGCTGTTTTTTCGGCTGATAGTTTTATCCAAATAATTTACACTGATATAACCGAACGAACTGCAATTCAGCTGACACAAAGCGTATGCCGCCGCCATTAACATTCTACCGCTGTCATTGTTCCAATGTTCGCTGATGTAGCTGTCTATGCTTTCATCGTCTTGACTCTCGGTCACTTCGCTAAATTTGTATGCCTTGCTACTGGCGCCCATCGCCACTTGGATGACTATAAATTTCACAAGCTCCTGCTTCTTTTTACTGTCGTTAAAATTTGCATCAAGCATAAAGCCTATTCTGAGAGCCTCACAGCGTTCGTCTATTTCTTCCGCCTGTTCAACAAGCTCGTCCCATCTCTGCTCTTCAAGCTTTCGCTTTTCTTCTTCGGGATCATTCTTTTCCTGCTTTTCAAATGCTTCTGCGTAAATGTAGATGTTTGAGCCGTAGTAAGCAAAATAAAAACATCTTTTCCTGCCGTCCGCAAAATCTTTACCGATCAAATCTTTGAGAGCGAATACTCCCGTATATTCGTAGTTACTTGGAATTTCGTCATATTTCTGTACTTTAGTCATTCCTTGTTCAAGACAGAGCTTTTCAATTTTTTCTTTCTCTTCCTCTGTTTCCTGTTTTTTTACAGCAGAATACAAAAGATTGTCAAAATTATTTGTACCGATTGATTCGAGCAGTTTATTTCTCGTTTCAATGTCCTTAATCTGATTCAATCGGTCATAGTCTGCAAGGGTAGGCTGTCGGATCTGACTTTCCTTGAAAGCTTCTTCGTCAAGCTCGCAGAGCTTTACTCTTCTTCTGATTTTGCTTTCGGAAAATCCTGTTTTCTCTGCAACCTCTGCGACCGTATCACCGAGGTCAAGCAACAGCTGACAGCCCTTAGCCTCTTCGTATACGGTCAAGTCTGACCGTTGCATGTTTTCGGTAAGCATTGTCGAAAGCTGTTCTTTCTCACTCATTTCGACAATTGCACACGGCAGTTCCGTCAAACCTGCCTGCTTTGCGGCCGCAAGCCTGCGATGCCCGATGATAACGGTAAAATCATCCCAGTTATCATTGTTTGGCACTACGGTCAAATTCTGCAAGATACCGTTTGCTTTGATAGATTCCGCAAGCTCCGTCACATCGCCTATAACCTTTCGAGGGTTCTGTGGATGTGGGTGCAGTTTTTCAACCTGTATCATTTGTAATTTAGATTTCTTGTTCATTTTTATAATCTCCTTGATTTTCACAAGGTCATCTGATATAATAATGTTAAACTGTATTTATACATTGCAGATAGCCTTGTGTTATTTGCTGACCGTTGATTGCTTGCACTACAATCAACGGTCTTTTTCTTTTGTGTTTAAAATATAATCAATCATATGCAAACACGCTTTAATATTTACAGCCGATGGATTTAATAAGCATTCACGCATATCTTTGAGTATATGCGGTATGTTGTCAATAAAATCAATTGTGTATCCTGTATTTTCATAATCGTAAAGTTTGCGAATACAGCCATAGAACTCGTTTGGTACATCTTTGTAGTCGTGCATTTTTCCGTAGATGTCCTTGACTTTGATTTCGCTGTCTTGATTTAAAGTTAAATCTTTTCATCGTTTACACCTCTTTGCTGATAAAATCTGTAGCACGATACAATGTCACGCAATCGCCGTCAAGGTCATCATCGTAATACTGCGCTGTCTCATCGCTCATTGCTTTGACAATCACAGCGTAGTAATCTTCTTCCCATTCTTTCGCCGCTTCAATTATTTCATCAAGTGAAAACTTGCCTTTGGCTTTTCTGATTTTCAGACACCAGCGCCCCGAAGCATCGGATCCGCTTTCAATTGTTGTCCCTTTTTTCATTTGCCGACACCCACACATTCAAAACCATATGTTTCTGCCTTTGCTGATTCATACATTGAAAGTTTTTCGCAGAGTTTAGTGTTCTCGTTCTTATAACCTCCTAATGCATATCGAGCGTTTGTGTAATTTTCTTCGGTTTGGGATTTATCAAGGCGAGCTTTTTTTAACTCATTTTTGAGATTTTTGTTTTCTTCTCTTAACTCCTTAACATCTTTGAGCAGTTTTCTGCGTGTCGGGTAGTTTCTTAAATGCCACATTCGTTATAAAGTCCTTTCATTTATTTAGTTTTCGACATCTCGCATGGATGTTGATTTTATGACAAATGTAATTAAAAAAGTCATAATTTTTAGAGCGTTCGGCTCGGCGGTTGTCGCACTTTGATTTGTACTCGAGGTATCTTTCACAATCTGTATGACATCTTGTCGTCCGTATCTGACAGCCGTAGCACGGCGAATTTATCATTTTTACGCCGTCCTTTCGTTGATTGTATTTCCGCTGCCGATCAATTTGTTGAGCAGTGTAGTCAGTAAGGATATATCTGCACCGCTTGCATAGGTCTTGAGCCGGTCAATCGGTATGTTGTAGCTCCAACGCCCTTTGTCGCTCTGTACGGCTGAGCCAATGGGCAGGGTTTGTTTTTTTAGGCCCTCATAAACATAATTGAGAGCAACTCCGAGATATTCAGCCGCCACAGTCGGCGGTACATCTCTGTACTCCTGATTTGTTTTAGGGTTGATTAGGATTTTTTCATTCACTTAATAATCACCTCTTACTAAGTTCGGGTTATCGTATATGTTTCCGATAACTTCAATATCTTCGGGATAATAATGTTTTCCGAGGCTTTTATAGATATTGTCGTACTCAATCCCAAATTCAGTTTCGTTTGCATCGTACTTTACAATCCCATAGCCGTCACCGTCTAAGCGGTCAGAAAAATCAATGATATCTCCCTCAAAAATTTTTTTGCCGTTCTTATCTTTCATTCCTGTGTACTGACCAACCGTTTCGGGGTTGACCGCACCGTAGCTACCTAACACCGTTGCATCGGGTGTTATGCAGCAACCTTGTTTAGTCACAAGCAAATTGCCCTCTGACCACTTACCGTTAGCTATCATCTTGCCACGAAATAAATATTCTCTCATCATTTTTCACTCTCCTCAACAGGCTGATTCCAACACTTAACGCAGTTATGGTCTTTTCTGCAATCCTCTCTGCTCATCAGCCCTAAATGATATGGACATATACATTTAGGTATTCCGAGTGATATTACCCCTGCATCCAATTGAGAGTACAACAATACTGTCTTAAGCTGAGCGTTGGGATAATTTTCCAAGAACTCACTTAAATAAGTCGTCTGCGGATGTTCATCCGACCATTTTTGTACAATTGCAATTGCCTTTTCAGGGTGCCTTAATTCTAATTCAGTGCAAAGCATTTCTTCGTCATTATTAAATCTGCTCAATGGGCAATGATTACACGAAATACGACACACACCAGCATTACTTGATTTTGTCATCCGAGCTTGTTCACTCAAATAGTTTTTAGTGATATTACAATCAATCATTTTTGTCATTCCTTTCTGAGGTAATAAGTTAAGCAGACTGCTTAAAAAACTGCCTTGGATCAACATCAAGCACCCGACATATTCCCAAAAACTCTTCTGCTGTAACCTTCTTGTTGTGTTTTTCTCCTTAAAATGCTAAAATCAAATTGTAAGGAGGTGATGCTTATGCGTTTAAATAACGACTGTGTTCGTGATATTCTTTTGAGTGTAGAAGAAGTGTGTGACTTCAACGAATCCTTTCGATACAGTAAATTCAGCAACGATTTTGAAAGGCTTCAACCATACTCTCATGACGAAATTATCTACCACATTAAACAATGCAAACTTGCAGGTTTAATTACTTCAATGTTCGCTACTGACGGTGGCGACTATTTAGAAGTAGGTGATTTAACTCCCGAAGGTCACAAGTTTTTAGCAAATATTCGTAACGATGATATATGGAATAAAGTTAAGAAGATTGCCGGAACCGTGGGAAGTCACTCGCTTTCTGCAATAACACAAATATCAGCGAATGTTGTTACTCAGCTTATAAAAGCTCAATTTGGAATTACTTAAATCTTATTGTCTTGCCGGCGGCTTCTTTGAAGCAGTCGGCAAGTTCTTTGTCTGTGGGTATCCTAAAATTTTTCGTACAATAAACCACCATTGCTCTTGTAGCGATTTTCCATTTTACAGCTTTTATAATCGCCACTACTGCTACTACGGTAGCGACTACCGCATATATGGTTAGTGCCATTTTTATCATTCCTTTCGTTAAGCTGTTTTTGTGTGTTCCGAAAAATCAAAAAGCCAAGCAAGATCATATCTTTTAAAAAATATGTTTTTAATCATTACCGCCTCAATCAAAGTAAAGCCAACCTGATAAACAGCTTTGCTTGAAGATGTTTCGCCCTCAAGTTTTGCAGTTACGGTGTTGAAATGTAGTCCAAGCAGATTTGCAATATCTGTTTTAGTTACACCTTCATCTTTCATTGCTTTCACCAAATTAGGATATAACATAGTTTTTCACCTCCAATCTACCTTATTTAGTAGATTACAGCATTATAATATACCTTTTGCGGTGGATTGTCAACACTTTTTTAAAAATAATTTACTAAAAAAGGTAGATTTGTTATTGACATCTACAAAATTTTGTAATATACTAACTATCAAAGAGAGGTGAGCGCAATGACTATTGAGCAAAAATTGCAGGATTATATTTTAGATAAATATAAAAGCGTGATGCAATTTGCAAAATTAGTTGATTTGCCTTATACAACCGTTAAAGGTATTTTTAGTAGGGGCATTTGGGGAACATCTATTCAAAATGTCACCAAGATATGTAATTTTTTATCTATTGATATAAACGCTTTGATAAATGGCGAAATTAAAGAACAAATACATATAGATAAACTTTCGGATCACGAGAAAAAGGTTATACTTGCATATCGTAATAAAGTTGATATGCAACCTGCAGTCGATAGATTGCTTGGTGTAGAAGATGAAATATTGATACCAACAATTAAAGCCGCACGAAGTGACGGTAATAATCAACCAATTGAAATAGTTAATCTTCCTGATCTCAGTAAGTTTGAGCCTGACGATACAGATTTATAAGTACAAATAAAAAACACCTCATGGGTTAAACTACCTGTGAGGTGGTAAAAATTGAATTATGAAAAATACAAAAACGCACGCAATGCATCTTGGCAATGTTTGATTGATTATAATATAGATAGCCTACCTGTTAAGGTAAGCCAAATAGCTAAACAAGCTGATATTACTTTGCTGAAAAATTCAGCGGTCAATCTGCTACACCAAAACGAGAGCGGTACAACTTTAATGCAAAATGATAAACTTTATATCATATATGCAGATGAGCAATCCCCTCAGCGATGTAGATTTACAATTGCGCATGAACTCGGTCATATATTTTTAGGTCACTTGTTTAAGGAAAACGGCAACGGATTTGCAACAATCGACGATGCCGAACATTCAGCAAATGTATTTGCTCGGGATTTACTCGCCCCTGCCTGTGTCCTTCATGAACTGCAAGCGTTAACTTCCGCTGCAATTGCAAATTTATGTGACATCAGCCTCGAGGCGGCAACCTACAGGGCTGAACGAATGGCAGAACTCGAACGCAGAAATGTTTTTTATTTGCATCCTCTTGAACGGCAAGTAAAGGAGCAATTTGCAGATTTTATCAACAAAAAGAAAAACCTGCCATAGCGGCAACTATGGCAGGTAAAATAGGAATAGTGAGAAGTCTGAACCTCTCTAATATTATTTTAGTATATGATATATATTTTGTCAATATATATATCAAAAAGAGGAGGATTTATAAATGAGATTAAAAAAGTATTTCGCAATCTTATCAATCGTGGCAATTTGTTCGACCACTCTTGTAGGCTGTTCTTCTGCCACATCTGATGTTTCTGAAACAACTACCGAAACATCAGCACATTCAGATGTCGAACCGCCAAAGGATTATTACAGCGATATTGACAGTTCTTCTGATGTTTCTGATTATGAAAGTTCCGATGATGTTTCGTCAGACTCTGAACCCGAACCAAACACAACCGAAATGGTTGATTACATTGCAAGCAAAGCTAAAAAGGATGCAAAAGCAGCTACCGATGAAGATATTCAGGCGGCTGTTGATTGGTTAAAAGCTAATAAATATAATTATTTTTCAGGCAACGAAAATATGGAAAAGACTATGTATTATGGATACTTGCTTGAAGAAAAATATATGAATACAGAAAACGATTACGAAAAAGTAGGCTTCCAAGCATATAAAACAGTTAAGTATGTTTATAGAGGTCTTGAGTCCATTAAAGATGCACATGACAACCTTTTAGAGCTACAAGAAATGGTTGATGCATTATAAAAATAAAAAAAACGCCCTGACCTGTTGGCGCAGGACAGAGCGGAAACCATTACAGCGGGTGCAATGGTACTTATTAGAGCAATAATATTGTACCACACCCCTGCGAAAATTACAATATTTTACAGGGGTTTTTTGCGCCCATTTTTAGGAGCAAAATGATGAAAAAATGTATAAACCGACGGTGTAACCGAGAACTACAGGACGATTTTGTATTCTGTCCGTATTGCGGTAAAAATCAATCATCTGACAAGCCAAAAAACAGACGACGGACAAAAGGCACGGGCAGTATTTACATACGCAAAGACAGCAAATCAAAACCGTATGCCGCTGCAAGCTCTGTCACAGGGAAACAAGTTTATTTGGGGACTTTTGCCACAAAGCGAGAGGCAGAAAATGCGCTCAAAGATTATGAGTACAATCCCGTCAACGGCTTTAATATGACACTTGAGCAATTACACGATAAATGGGTAAAAACTAAAGCATATAAAAAACTTGGCAACAGCGTGAAAAGCAACTATGCAAGTGCATACATCAAGTTGAAACCTCTGTACAAGCGTAAATTCAGGGACTTGCGCACCTCGGATTATCAATTCATCATAGATTATTACGACAACCCACATCACGAGGTCGGCGCAGAAGGCAAATTAAAATATCTCTTACCTAATGGTAAAGGCACTTATAAAGTCACTGATACGCCTAAAATCTGTCAGGGATTAGGTTACTCAGCTCTACATAAGATTAAATGTTTTGTCACCAGTCTTTACAATTTTGCGATGCAAGAGGATATTGTAAATAAAGACTACGGAACATTTATAGAGCTTCCGGAATCCGAAGAAGTAAACGCTACACGCTTTACTGATGTACAGCTTGAGCTTATCAGACAAAACATAGGCAAAGTGCCTTATGCTGATTATGTTTATATAATGTGCTATCTCAATTTCAGAGTGACCGAGTTTCTTTCGCTCACTACCGAGCAGTACCATATGAGTGAACAGGGCATACCTTACTTTATCGCAGGCATAAAGTCAGATGCCGGCAAAAATCGTGTTGTACCTATCCACCCTAAAATTTTAAAATTGGTTGAGAACTGTATAAATCACAAAGGTGAAACAATCTTCTGTCGAACACACGAAGGTTCAGAGTTTGGCAAAGCGATGAACAAGGATTATTTCTTGAAATATTGTTTCAGACCGGCGATGCAAGCGCTGGGGTTAGGTGATGAGTTTACTCCGCATTCTTGTCGCAGAACCTTTTCAACTCGTATGTCAGCGGCAGGTGCGAGGGAAGAGGACATCATTGCTCTCATGGGGCATACAGATTACAAGGTCGATATTGACCACTACATCATTCAAGAGGTTGACACTCTTTACAATGCAATCAAATTGCTGGCATAAAATAAGCCGTCCGATTACATTTCGGGCGGTTTTTATTGTAAAAAATCTGTAGTTTATCTGTAGTATAACACATCAAAAGGTATAAAAAGAGGTAAATATTTTTAAAACTCAAAAATGCTGTAAACAAAGCAAAAAGCCAGTAAACAAGCCGTTTTTGGCTCAATTACTGACTTTTCTCTTGGCTCCCCCAACTGGGCTCGAACCAGTGACATCATGATTAACAGTCATGCAGTTTATTTTGAAAAAGTCAGTGTTTATCGGCACTTTCGGACTTTTTAAACCGTATCTGTAGTAAATCTGTAGTAATTCTCGCAATCAAAAAAATATTTACTTTTTTAAAAAATATTTCAGAAAATAATAACAAATAACAAATTCCCCTCACTCGCTTTTTACGGCGGATGAGGGGAATATTTTTGCAATTATGTGTTATATTTTACCTTAAGCTTTATTTAATTTTGCTGTGTAGTCAAGGGCAATCCAGCCAGCGCCGCTTTTGAGCTTGCCCCACTTTTTTGCGCCTGTGCCCGACTTTTCATCGACTATCGTGTACGCTCCGCCCTTTGGAACAGCACCGTTCACATAGTAATTTGTACCCGGACCTTTACGGATATTCACGCCGTCATTTGCGGTAATCCTGACAATGTACGGTTTAAACGCTTTTGATGTGCTCGGCTTTGATGTTGTCGGTTTTGCAGTCTGTGCAGGCTTTGTTGTGCCTGATGAGCTTGCCGACTTATACTTATAGCCGAAGTAGTTACACATACCCTTGCAGATTGCCTCGGCGATTGCGTTTGTGTTATTGCGAATCCAGTTCGAGCCTGTCACGGTGTCGTGAAATTCACACTCAACATACACGGTTAATGCTTTCGGTACATTGATTTCGTAAAGGTCGGTTTTGTAGCTGACTGAATCGTCCTTGCCGGGCGAGATTGCTCCGAGGGCAGACTTTACCGCCTCGGCAGCCTTTCTGCCGTTTGAGTTCAGGCAGAAAACTCTTGTACCGCCTGTGTATTTGCCGTTAAAAGCGTTGGTGTGGATTGGCATATGAATGTCCGCACCGAACCTGTCAGATTCGGGACATCTTGTCTGCATAAGCGTTCCCGACTTTGCAACCATTACTTCAAAGCCACAGCGTTTGAGTGCCTTTGCGGTTGCGGCGGCGATTTTGTCACACTGAGCCATTTCGTTTGTACCGCCCGTTGCATAGGTGTTGCCGTTCTGATTTGACGGACTGAGATAGATTTTCTTTGCTGACATAATTATTCCTCGCTTTCGTTTTTGTTGTACTTATACGCTGATAAGCCGAGCAATGCACCAAGGCAGGTGTCAATGGCTGTAATAGTGCCGACAACCTGCTCACCGTACGGCAAGCCCCAAATACCTGCTACGGCGAAATAAAGCGTGCCGATTGCAGGCAGTACGATGAGTGCGATGTATTTAAGTACATCATAGATTTTGTTTGTCATTTTCATTGTTATCATCCTTTCGTTAATTTAAATCATCGGCAGAGTGTGCCGACTGATTGAGGTACTTATCAATCTTATTAATAGCCTCGGTCACTCGACCGTTGCAACCCTGCTGTTTTAAGCCGTCAAGACAAGCACGCAGAGCGTACATAGTCAAGGTCTGTTCGTTTTTGATTTTCTTGATTTCGGTGTTCTGCTTTTTGTTATTTTCGATAAACTTAAAAATGCCGAAAATCAGACCGCTGATAACGGTTAATGCCGATATGATTTCAGCAAGCAATAAAATGTCAATCTGCATTGTTTTCGCTCTCACTTTCTTTCGGTCCGTCAGCTGTCAGAGCGTCGCCCCATACAGCCATTACGGCATTGTAATATTCATCAGACAAGACTTTTCTTATCTGTTCTCTGCCTGATTCGTCATTCATGTAGGCATTGCGGATGTTTCCGCCGACCTGCATTTCTTCACCGTTAAAGGTCAAAAACTGCTGTCTGAGTACCGACACGCTGTCCTTTGTGAGCATATCGAGTGTGATTTTTTCTTTAAGTTCCATAATTTTTACCTCCGTTATTTAATTTTGTACGAACAAATCACATTAATTTGCTCGCCGTCTGCGAATGTATATGCGGTCTTATCCTGAGTCGAAAACTGTAGCCAAGTGTTATTTTTCGGAATGGCAAATTTAAAGAGCTTGCCAAGGTTTGAAATACCGACACAAAAAACATTGTCCTCGGAAATACATTTGTACGGCAAATCAATCATTGGACACGTGCTATTGCCGCCAAGAGATACTGCGTTCATTTTGACCGTTGCACTGACAATTACAACATCACCAATCGTCTTATATGCACAGCTTGCACTTTTGATTTTATCGGCAACGGTTGAATATGGCGTAAGCGTTGATGTACCGCTTTCTATGTTTGAACTGTCATATTTACCGTCAAGTGAGGCTTGGGTTGTCTTTTCAAATGCCAAAATTTCGTCTGCAACCTCTGGGACGCCCTCTGCAACTTCATTCGGTAAGTAGATTGATTCTTTTTCAGTAATCATAATTTTAGAAACTTTGAAAGTAGCACCACTACTATAAATACCAAACCTAAGCGTTATAAACGACGTATTATCTCTTGTGACAAATGTCCCTTTACCATTATTTATTTTTACAGCAGTTCCATCGGTAGCGATTCCATTAAGAAAAATTATAGTATTGCAACTATTTTTGGTTGCAATATAATATACCCAATATTTAGTATTCGGTTTTACACTTATTTTCATTGTTTTAGCGTAAGGTAACATCCAACTATTCGTATAAGTGTCTTTTTCTGTAGAGGTAATGGTAATTGATTTTTCATCAAAATTCAATTCATCAAGTGTACCGTGATAAACTGGTGAACTTAATTTTTGCAATTCCTTCGCCCAAGCATCGAAATCAAAAATATTCGAGCTGTTAACAAGGTCAGCTTTGTTGCCGAGCAGATTATCAGTTTCTGTTTTAGAATAGACAGAATTTGCATTGGCTTTGTCACCAAGAAGCTCGTTCGTCTCTTCTGATGAGTAGAGTTCATTTGCCTTGTAATAATAAGCGTCAAGATATTTGATACTCGGATAATTAGTACTGCTGTCTGTGATGTCCGTTTTGGAACTCACTTTGTTTGAATCATC